AACAGCTTCTGGATTCCCAGCTACAGCAAGGAAGGCACCAGCATTATTTGCCGACTCCTCAATTAAATCTAACGACTGGTTATAAGTGTCAGCATCCTCTTGCGAGATTGACATGTCGTTCGCCGCAACATAAGCCTGAACCTCGGCTTGCTCATCAGGAGTGACGGCATCCTCCGCCATCTCACTGACCTGTTGAACTGCCAGCATGTCCACAACTACCGTCGTAAAATCATCTATCGCATCATTCATCGCATCTAGCTCGCTCTGAGCTTGCTCGTTCAGATAATCTTCAGCAGACCCGTAGGGTAGGTAGCTCACCATACCTGTCAATGCGTTTGAGTATGCAGTGACTTGCTCACTTGAGATGTAAGCCGTTCCTGCGAGCTGTCCATCTGAGATGCCGGTGCCGGTATGCGCGAAACCCATTGCCGCACCCGTCATTAAGATACCTCGATCTATTTGGCTGACAATAGCGGCGCTGCTTTCTATTAAATCGTCTAGCTCACTCGCTTGCGCTACGGAACTGGTCAGAAACAGACTCGCTAGAACCTTCATCTTCGTTTTCATTTTCGTCCTCTGCTCCTATGTTTAAAATTGAGTTGTACCATATTTGAGTTTTTGTGTATTTTGGTGTGGGCGCAAACTTTGTCCACGTTGCCCTGCGTTTAACTTTCACCTCACCGTAGTCTGGAATGTAGAGACTTGGTTGCACCTTCATTAGAAGAAAAGCTCTTTTCCCTACTACTAATCTCCCCCCCGATAAGACCGGACAGGGTGTTGCGGATATAAATAAAGACCTCCAAACCTTTACGTCTTCACACATCCTGGCAATAGCAGCTACCTTCATCCCTAGATCGCTTAAAACTTTAGCATCTCTGCGCCTATTGCAATCAACATCTGATTCGTAACTGCCTCTAGTTATGCCTATAATTCCTGTTTGGATTGAGCCGCCTGATCCTTGCAGGCACGTTTCCATCCCGTTTGACATGTAGCTAGGCGCTATAGCTGACCCAACTGGCATATCACTAGAGCTTCCTGCGCCGTTATATGTGTTAGTTACACTGTCATCTTTGCTGTTGTTGTTGCTGCTCACGGTACTACCAACCGTATTAGTGTTTAAACTACCGTCCTGGACATTATCGGAATTTGTGTCGCCCATGGGCTCTTCTTGAGCCGACACATGCAAGGTTACTAACAACAACATTATGTACATTACAACGTGCATTATTCTAACCACTTGATCACCACTTAACTTTATCGGCCCAGTACGCTGCTGACATTTTTCCTTTGGATATATTCTTACCGTGCCGTGCTTTAAAGCTAGCGCGCTTGGCTTTCATACGAGCAGATTCACCCGCTTTGGGTTTACCTGCCGTCGACGCTCCTTGTTCTCCGAATCTAATCGTCTTGACTCGCTCACCTTCCTTTGCAACAACAACATGGCTTTTCTTCGCATGGGAGGGGGTGCGTTTCGGTTTATTGAATCCACTAACCCCCGCTCGCGCGAGTCGGGGGTCTTTTTTGGTTGCCATATATCACCTCTATATAATGTCGCCACGTAGTCGTTTTAAAGTAGCTTCGGGTAGAGCGTTAAATTCTTCTTCGGTCATAGCAGACACATCTAATGCCCTTTCACCATGCAGCGATGAGCTTTCACCTGGTAGTTCTGGTGGTTGTGCATCAGCTGCTTTTAACTTTTTGCTAATTTGCGCGCGTTTCTTTGCTAACTCGTCAGATTTTTTGGGGGTGCCCGCTAAACTTGGAGCTTCAGCCTCAACTTCGCCCAGATCATAGTCTTTGACAACGTACTTAACGGCTTTGGACAAGGCGTCAACTGCTTCATACCCGCGCTGCATAAACATATCGCGTAACTCGACAACTTCATTGGTGTATTCTTCGTTGTAAGATTCTGAATCACGATTAAATACGGGGTACGCCTCTTCCATCGCGTTAGCTGCTTGCTGCAAAGCGGTCATTTGACGGTCTTGATTTACTGTCTGAGACATTTCTTGGCGCATTTCGAACTCTAAATCGGCGCGTTCTGCTTTACGTATCTCTCTACGCAACGCTACGGCTTTATCAGTCTCTCCATCTAGCACCATATTCTGATATTCGACTTCTTTTGCGTCAAAATCATAGGACTCAGGCGCTTCTTCGGACTTAGCGTTCGCAGCGTTTACTTCATCTAATTGTTTTTGAAGCGCTTTCTGTTTAGCTAGAACCTCGTCAAGTCTTGCTTTTGGCACCATTGGCTTTTTTGATTTCGGAGCTTCGGCTACAGCCTCTTCTTCTGGCTCTTCAAGCTCGTCCTCAGCGACTACTTCGGTTTCTTCCTCGGGGACTTCTTCAACACTTTCTGCTACCAATAATTCCTCTTCTTCCACACTTTCTGCTACCAATACTTCCTCTTCTTCGACACTTTCTGGCGGCAATGTGTCTTCTACCTCCGCAAAGCTCAGGTCAAGCTGGGGGGAAGCATCATCATCGATGCGATCCGCGCCTGGCATTACATCAAACTCTAGCGTTTTGTTTTCTACTTCTTCGTTTTGCTTACTCATTTAAGAACTCCTATTTGTTCCTGTTGGTATTAGTAAATGCTGCAGTCGCCAATTTAGTTGCAGCAGAGGTTTGTGACTGTGATTCTTTGGCGGTGTTATTTAGGTCAGCTAGTTCGCGTCTTAGCTCAAGCTGCCGCTCATTTATTTCAAGCTTGGCCTGTATCTCTGCCATGCGTACTTGCGGATCAACGTCTGTAGCGTCTTGAGCCTTCGCTATGTTCAACGCGACTTCAGACTGTAGTTTCTTAACTTCAGCTTCTTGCTTAGCCATCTCAAGCTGCAGCTGCTGCATTTGAATTTGCTGCTGCTGCGCTTGTGCTTCAGCTTGCTCTGGAGTTGGTGGCTCTACACCTGTCATTACGCGGATGCGCTTGGCGAGCTCACCCTTACGGGCTAAGTGGCTGTACTCGATAATGGCATCATCTGGTACTGCTACTCCAGCCTGTCGGAGACTAATAGCCTCTGCAAACTGCACTTCATCAAAGCTATCTCGCGCAGGCGCTGTTGTTACAATGACGTCGTATTCGCCTACCGTTAAATCATTAATTATTCGGCCTTCAGGGGTCTCTTCATTAACAGTCATTTCTTCGCGGGGCTTAAGAGGGTCTTCTTCATTAGTTACTTGAATCACACGTTGCTCTGTGTAAAACGCTTGAACTAAGTTTAGGATGCTTTCCGCTAGGTACTGCCTAGTCTTGCGCAAGTTGTCCAAAGGCACTTGAATCATTATCGCGCCACGGTTCTGCTTAGCTTGAATCGCGATACCTGATACTTCTGCGCTGTCCGTGCCCAACATGCTGTCGTTTACACCAGATATAGTTTTGATGTTCGCTGCTGCTTTCTGCGCGATACGATCAAGGCCGGTCGGTATCTGATTAGGTTGAATCTTACTTGGGGGTGCAGTACCACGGGCGTACTCAAGCACAAGCCCTGTCTCTGCTCCGTGCTCTTCAAGGTCATCAGCTGTCATACCAACGAGTGATCCAGCCTCAACCATCCACCCACTATTAGCTGTGGTATTAACTATATGCAGCTCTTGGCTCGCAATCTTGTTTAGCTGCTCTTGCGGAGATAGTAAGTTACGTACAACACCGAAGGGTCGTCCGCGGCGAAAATAGCAGAAGAATGGCACTGTAGTAAACTGGTTGTAAGGAGACCAATCGTCGTGCAGGACAACCTGATCGCAAGTAACAGTCCATCTTATTTTCCTAATGACCTTACTAATAAGCGTAAGATTATATTGCTTTGCAAACTTCTTATTCTTCTTCTCATTCCATTCGTCAGGTGCTTGTCGCTGATCACCGGTATCAGGGTCAACGAAAAATTGAGCGCGGCTAATCTTCTTATGCTGCCGCTCAATAACGCGTAGCGCTTTTACGTTACGATACTCTTCATCACCTGGCACACCCGCCCCGAAATAATCGTCGTTAGTCTCGGTGTCTCCGAAACGAGTCTCTTGATACTCAACAGAGTCAGGGCCAAAACTCATGCCGTTCTCAGCTACAAATAGAAGGCGTTCAGATTTGTCTTTACCGTACAACTCTTCAATTTCATCTAAAGTCATCCACTTAGACTCGAACACCTCATTCCAAGTCTTAGGGTCAGCATCTTTGGCATCTGGGTCAATAAGTATGTCTAGTGGATCTTTGGCCGTGATTCGTATTTCGCCTTCAACGTGATCTGAGAAGTCCATACGGACATCAAAGTACCCCCGCCCATCCATAATAAGGCCATCACTAAATACCTGCTGCTCAACCCAATCTAACTTATTGTTGTCTGCTATCTGCATATACAGCTTAGTCAGGGTATGAGCTACTTCAGCCTCGCCGCCTCTGCGCGGTTTAAATTGGATGTCAGCTCTTCGCGTTGACTGCTCACCTAAGATGGTATTAACCGTAGGTAGGATTGTATTAATAGTAAGAGCAGGCCGCCCTTCAGCTTCAAGCGCGGCTTGGTCATCTAGATCCCACTGGTCACCACGGTAGTACTCATCACATTTGAGCGCCATTTCTACGTAATCAAGATGCCCGTTGTCCCGCGCGCGCTCATAACGAGCCCACTGAGTGCGAGTTATCTCTTCTTCTTTTGCAGGACTTATCTTTTTACTTTTAATCATTGTTATGCGCTCATTGCTGATTTTGTTTTTTCACCCTTGAAAAGGCCAGGTAATCGATCTCGCCAAGACGGCACATGCTCGATACGCTCAACAAACGTGCTGAACTCCGTCATCATGAGACCTATCCAAGCCAAAGCATCTACTTGGTCATCGTGTACCCCGTTCGGGAAGCGCAATAACTCTGCTACCAGTGGGCCTGTAAATTCTTCATCTTTAGGCAGGAATACCATACCTTGCTGCATTCGACCTTGGATCGCTCTGGCACGCGCTTCTTTATCTCTGCGTCCCGTCTTCAGGTCTTTAAAGTACGCTTCATACAACCCACGCTCTCGTACTCTTTTCTCGAGGAACGGCCCAAGAGCCATCTCGATGTGCCCTTTCTCAATACCTATAATTGATGGCTTCCAGACCTCATACATATCTAGGATCTGCTCAACTAGTTCAAAACCATCAAACCGTCCACGAACCATGTCCACTACGAATATCTGATCGTTCTCATCGACGCCTACCACCATGCCTACGGTGTAGTCATTACGATCATTCTTACCAATTGCCAGATCCCATGCGCAGTAATAACGCATGCGGTCTTCATCAATATCTTCGCGGTTGTAGTACTGAATCATGTCTCTGGTAAAGTAATCACCGTCATCTGCTACAGGGTTCTGTTGGTACAGTGCTGACCAGTCTCTTGGGCCAACAGCTTTCTCAATTCTTGCAAGTGCTTCTTCGTCATATCTCTCTCGATGGAGTGCTTCACCCTGCTTTCTGAAGGTCTCATCAACTTCTGCTCTTGCGGGGTAGTTAACAACCTCCCACTGCTCACCATTGTCGGCTGCGGCTTTAAGTAACCGACCTGCAAGATCGTCATCATGCCAGCGAGTGAGAATAACCAGAACGCCGCCGCCAGGCGCAAGCCTCGTATAGGCGGTAGAGGTGTACCAATCCCAGGCACTTTCTCTCGCATTCGCTGATTCGGCGTCATCCCGGTTCTTTACCGGGTCATCAATGACAAGGATATGAGCACCCTTACCAGTAATACCACCACCAACACCGGCAGCAACGTAACCGCCGCCAGAAGTTGTGAGCCATGCTTCAGCAGACTGCGACTGAGGGTCAAGACGCGTTTTAAATGCTGACTTATATCCCTCTTCACGTAAGAGACCACGGACTTTGCGGCTAAATCCCATAGCGAGGGAACCAGAGTAAGAACAACTGATAAACTCATGCTGAGGATTACGGCCCAAGTGCCAAGCTGGGAACGCCACTGATGCAAGCGTACTTTTACCGTGTCTTGGCGGCATAAAGAGCATGAGTCTCGGAGACTTTTTTTCACTAACATCTTTTGAGAACTCCTCTAGCCGCTTACAAATATCTTTATGTACCCACCCTGCTGAATAGTCAGGATTAAACCGTTCCACGAACGGGAGCAACCGTTTACGCGTCAAGAACCGTAGAGCAAGTTCCGCGCGCGCCTTTTCTTCTACCGATTCCGCTTTGGTGGGCTCCGGTTCGGGCGTCGCGGGTAATGGTTCCTGCTCCGCGATCTCCGCTTTACAATAGACACAGAGTCGGTCGTCCCCTGAGTACAGAGACTCAGGATGTGACGCTTTACAGCGTATGCATTCGACCTTACTAACCTCAGTCATCTAGTTCCCTTGGTACATAAAACTCAACGTACGCCTGACATGTAGCGCAGCTAAAGTTGGACACCATGCAAAAAGGACTATCGTCCTCTTCGGGGTCTATATCATGGTCTCCACCCCATATAAGGGGCGTTTTACACGTCCAACAGTCCATACTAGTAGGACTTCATTGGCTTTTTCTTAGGCTTAGCTTTAGGTTTCGCTTTCGCTTTAGCCTTTAATGCAGCGATAGCCTCTTTAGCACGTTTGTCGGACATTGGTGCGCTGATCGCGGGACGCGGTTTCTTTTTAACGGGCGCTTTTGCCATAATTAATCACTCTTGGGTTCTAAATAGTCGATGTCTTTACCCGCAATCTTCAACAAGTCTTCGTCAGTCATGCGTTCTAGCTGCTTGGTGCCGTTAATGTTGATATTTACTTGGGTAGCGTTCTCAGGTGCAGCCAAACCATGCAGCTTGACTAGCGAATCGGTGGTGTTTTTCATCTCAGTAGCGTTTGCTGAAGAGTTATAAGCCTCCATATACATCATATGGGCGTGCTGATTGCTAAATCGCACCTCTTCACGCATCTCTGCTCGGAAATATTCAATTGCTTTCTGTACTTCGGGAACTTTTGCGGCTGCATATGTTGATTGGGGGGATGAATAACCGGCTCCACGTCCTGCAGCGGCAGTCGTCATCCCTGAAGAGATGAGCGAGACCAGTTTTTCTTGCTGCATGGTGAGTGATCCACGGCTTATGCCCATATACGGCATATGCGACTGGAACTCGGTGTGCTCACTGACTATGTCAGTGGACGGTTGATCCTGTTGGGGGGCTAAATCCATAGGGTTCTTGTTCATAGTCCAGGTATACAAACGCAGGAGCACCATCGATATCGTCTGATGACATTTCTGCTATAAAGTTTTCCGCATATTCTTCGTCATGCCCAGACGCCATGATAATAGCGACGGCTTTATCGTAGTCATAAGCTAAGACTTCTCGGCCACCTTTTAAAGTAGACCCAATAATTGCGGCGTTTAAACCTTCAATAGCTAAAACTTCTATGTCGTGCATGGCGTATATTAGCTGAGCTAATACCTAATCACAAGAAAAATCGTTAATTGTCTTTACCCACCAATAAAACATATCTTCAGGCAGCGTGTGCTTCATAATATTGATTCGATAGCACACAAGTTGAACGTTTTGGGGGGTGTAACCTTTCTCGCCGCTTATACGATCAATGGAAGCATTGTAGTCTTTGTAGCCAGAACCATCTTTATGGTGAGTAAGGAACACTCCTGAGATTGCGCACCTGCCTTTCTGTTTTTCCCACAGTAGTATTAGATCATCTGAGGTAATTGCCCACGGCATGACCTTGTTACGTTTACCTTGCTTAACTGCTGAGCGGCTACCAGAGTATAGGTTGCGTAAATAGCTTTCGTAAGACTCCGATATTCTTACCTGCGCCTGGGCGATTTTACACGTCGAACAATTGGCCCGTCCTACAGGGAATTGTGAGACGTCCAGTATTTGATTACAGGACAAGCATTCTTTGGTATCTACCATAGGTAGGTATATTAGCACAACTAATTTTTTCTAGAGAATTTTTAAAAAAAATATAAAAAGTAGGTTTATATCTCTCATCGACTATCTCCCGCCCGCGCTGTCGCGCTACCCCTTCCCCGATTTGGATCTGTTGAACCTTCTTTCCGTTTTTGCTCTTGGAACCTTGTCCGTTTTTCGTGGCCCACGTTCCGTGATCCCCGGTCGGTTTGTTTTTTGTTATTAACTTATAGGAGTAAGACATGAACGTATCAGAACAATTTGAACGACACTTCAACCCTAAGCGATTCAAGGACAACGGTTCGCGAACCACGGCCTATGGCCGCGCTCCACGGAAGACGAAAGATCAAGCGGAGCTCATGAAGATTGAACAACAATACATACGCCAAGGATTCGATGCTCGTGAAGCACGGTTCAAGGCTCGTACATATCACACCATGAAACTATAACGGAGAAAGCCCATGAAACATTCCAGAACTAAGCGTCGTAAATCCCTTGTTCGTAGTGCGCGACCCGTGATTGATACACCAGAGATCATATTCCTCGGTGCGTTGCTCGTGCTCACGGTGCTCAAGTGCGTCGCCTTCGGTGGGTTTTTCTAAGGTGTCACAGGTACGAAAAAGGTGTCACAGGTAGAAACCTCGT